CGTCAAGATCCAAAACTTTCGGCCGCGTTTCCCCTGGTCAGAGGCACGAAAAACCGCCCCGGGCGGCTGCCGAGGCGGTTCTGTTGGTGTTGCGCCGTTCCCTGCTATCGCCTGCGCCCCGGTCGGGCCCGTCCGCGGCGGCGAGCACCGACGTAGTTGCGTGATCCGCGGTTCTGGGGCAGGCGGTTGAAGGTGCCGTCCGGGTATAGCTCCCACATCTGCCAGAAGAAACCGACGTGCGAACCGGCGCTGCTCGCGGAAGATCTGGAAGTCCTCGTCGGTGGTGAGCTGGATCGAGGTGGGACGTACCACCTTGCTGGTCGGGCCGCCGTCGATGTCGACGGTCACCCAGTCGTTGGCGAACTGGCGGACATGTCCAGTGCTTCCCGCATATTGGCCGCGGAGCATCTTCACCGTCGGCCACCGCGGTCCGCGTATACCAGCGCGGGGCTGATCGGGATGGGGTTGCCGGCCCATTCGGCGGCGACCTGGTCGGCGGCAGCGGCCGGGTCGAGCGGGGTGGGTTCGAAGCCGGGCGGGTAGGCGCCGGTGATGGTGGCGCGCAGGATGCGGAAACGTTCGGTGCTGCGCTCCACGAACTCGGCGATGGCGAGCTGGTCGGTGTCCGGGTCGGGAAGGGTGATTTGCTGGTCGGCGGGCACGTGCGCGTCGTAGTAGAGGCGGGTGAGCGATCCGGGCCGGTGCAGGCCGCAGACGCCGGCGGATTCCTTGCGGGAGGCCAGGGCCTGGGCGAGCTGGGCGCGTTCGGTGAGCAGCCGGCGGGCCTGGATGGTGGCGATGACGAAGGTGTGGTGGGCGGCGAGCCAGTTGATGGTCGTGTTGCGGGCCAGGTCGCCGTACAGGCGGGCGGTGTCGGAGACAGCGGCGGTGGCGAGCCGGGATACCTGCGTGTATCGGGTGAGGGCGGGGACGGTCTCGTTGTGCTCTTTGGTGATGAACCAGGCGTGCAGGTACTCCATGACCCGGTCGACGCCGCGCTTGCGCATCGGGTGGCCTTCGACGTCAAGGTCAGAGGTCCGGAATTCGGGGTGTTGGGCGCGCAGCTCGGGAATGACGCGGTCCCGCCAGATGTCGCCGATGTCGGGGGGATCGCCGGTGCCGTCGTAGCCGAGGATGGTGATCCTGGCGGGGGTGCGCATCGTGGTCACCGGTCCTGGGGCTTGACGGGGTTGACGGCGATTGCGGTATGGATGGCGAGGTGGGCCTGGTCGAGGTAGGTCCGGAACAGGGTTTCCTCGGCGTACTCGACGTCGTGGGCGGTGACGAGCCGCTGGTGTGTCGCGTGGACCGCGGCCATGGCCTGGGCGAGATTGCGGAGCTGGGAGGCGAGTGTCCTGCGGTCGTCCTCGATGCTGTCTTCGTGTTCCGCGTTCTCCAGTGCCTTGTGTAGCCACTTCGGCCAGTCCGTGCAGTTGGCGTTGCGGGTGATGAGGTCGCCGAGTCGGATTCGGTCGGCGGGGCGGAGGTTGGCGAAGACCTCGTTGATGGCCGCGCCGTGGGCGGTGCTGGGGAAGCCGTTGGTGAATCCGGCGGCGATGAGCGCGTCGGCGATGCGGGTGGCCGCCAGTTGGTCGGTGAGGCCGGAGACCATGAGCCATGCGGCGGTGACGTCACGCTGGTCGGTTCGGGAGTCCTGGTCGGTCATGGGTCCCCTTTTCCGGGTCGGGTGGGGAGAGCTGCGGCACCAGGTCCCGCAGCTCTCCCCCGGTGGGGTTGTGCTGGCTGCCTGTCGGGGTGGACTGGTTCGGTTCACGGCGACGGGCTGTTCGGATCTGGCTCGACGGTAGCCGTTACGCGTGTTCGGCGCAACCCCAGTACGGTTCGGGGTTGGTCAACCTCAAATTGGACATTTGCGGACCAGCTTGACAGGCCGTGAGTGCTGGGCCAGCATCTGTACTCAGGTTGGATCTCCATATCCACCCTGGTCACGGCCCCCTTTCAGCGGGGCCGTTTTTGCGTGGTGCGTGAGCCCAGCGACGTCTCAGCCACCTGAAACCGAAGCGGGCGTTCCGGTGAGCCTCACGCACCCGCAAGACCATCCGCGCCCGGAGGTGACCGGGAATGTCGCGAGGCCAGCCGGCATGGCGCAACTCCGACCGACGGCAGACGCTGCCGGCCAACTGGAACGAGCTGCGCGCCGGCGCCGACCAGCGGAACCCGCGGCGCATCTGCCACCAGTGCCACCGGCCGGGCGGTGAAGCGCTGGACCACAAGGACGGCAACCGGGACAACAACGACCCGGGCAACTTGGACTGGATCCACGACTGGCGATCCGTGCGCGCCGGCGTCTCCCCCGTCAACTGCCATGCGCGTAAGACCGCTGCGCAGCGGCTGACGGAACACCGGGTCGAGCGGCACCCCGCCCTGTGACCCTTCCCCCCCATCCGAGGACACCTGATGACGACACGAAGCTTCGGCCGGCCCGGGCCCGCGGACACCACCGACGACGACAGCCGGCCCGATCCGGTGCCGGTGCTGCACGTCGGTGAGGTGCACGCCGAGCTGCGGCTGACCATCAGCGACGACACGCTGCGCGACCTGGGATCGCAGATCGCCAGCATGATCGCGACCGCGGCGAAGCAGGGATTCGAGCACGGCCTGGCGGCGGCGATGAGCGAGTTCGAAGCCGACGACGAGCGGCCGGAGTTCGGCTCGGGCAGCGCCCGGATCGGCCGGCTGATCACCGACGACGACGCGCGGCGCGCCCGCGGCGAATAGCACCGGCCGGTCGGGTCGGGAAAGGAACAGACGATGGCTCGTCTTCTCGGCCCGGACCCGGCGACCCGGTTGGCGGTGCGGTTCACCGCCGGCCGGCAGATGGAAGGGCTGCCCGGCCGGAACCTGACGGTCTACACCGATGAGGCGTGCACCAGCCTGGCGTCGATCGCCGCGTACGACGAGGACGAGCCGGGCACACCGGGTGCGGTCATCTCCGGGTCGAAGGTGCGCGTGGGTCAGGATTCACGGATCCCGCTGTTCTGGTTCCCGTCGGGCGTGGATGTGGTGTGGGCGCAGACCTCCGACGAGCAGGTGACGTTGCGGCTGGTCGCGGACGTGGACGCTCGGCTGGACCGGCAGGAGCTGCGGCTGAACGTGAAGTCGTTCGGGGCGGCCGGCGACGGGGAGACCGACGACACGGCGGCAATCCAGGCCGCGATCGATGCGGTGCCCGAGGCCGGCGGCAGCGTGTACTTCCCGGCCGGCACGTATCTGAGTGACGGTTTGACCGTGCGGTCCGGGGTGTGCCTGGTCGGCGACGGCCAGTTCGCCACGGTGATCGAGCACACCGCGGCGGATGCGCACGGCATCTACGGCGAGGACATCGTCGGTTTCGTGTTGCAGGGGCTGCGCCTGACCGGCCCGGCCGATGGGCTGTCGGCCGGATCGTACGACGGTCTGCTGCTGGCCAAGACCGGGTCGACGGCGACGCAGAACGTGGTCGTCCGCGACGTGATGATCGACCACTTCTCGCGCAACGGGGTCAACCTGGCCGATCCGATCACGAGCGTGTTCGACAACGTCAGGTCGCAGAACAACGGTGGGTGGGGTTTCGTCGTCGACACCGGCACCAGCTTGAGCTTCGTGTCGTGCTACGCGAACGGCTGCTGGACCGGCGGGTTCTCGTTCACGTCCACCTCGTATTCCAGCCTGATCGGCTGCGCCTGCGACTCGACCGGCGGGTCCGGGATCGCGTACAGCCTGACCAACTGCAACAGCGTGACCTTGACCGGGTGCGGCTGCGAAGACATCGGCTCGAATCAGTTCCAGGTGAGCGGCGGGTCAGCAGTCAGCCTGATCTCCTGCTACTCGTCGGGCAACGACGCGACCGCGTTCCGGGTGGTGTCGGGTGCGACCGGCGTCATGCTGGTCGCACCGCGTGAGACTGCGCCCGGCACCGCGACCGCGTCGGTGTCGGTGGCGGCCGGCTGCCAGGCCACGCTGATCTCCCCCGAGGTGGTGACCGCGACGTCGCTGGCGGCCGACACCACCCGCGTCCTGGACCGGGCCGAGCTGTCGATCGGCGGCGGCGGCACCGCGATCAACGGGGTCAGCCGCGGAGCCACCACCAACTTCGCCGCGTTCGTGCTGCGCACCGCCGGCGCCGACCGGTGGGCCGCACAGATGGTCAACAACTCGACCAACGACCTGCACCTTACCGACTCGGCGAACGGGAACACCGTGCTGCTGGCCGAGGCCCGCGCGACCGCACCCAACATGAGCCTGCTCACCAGCAGCAAGTCGTACGGCGGCGGCGTCGGTGTGCTGTTCATCGCCAACGCCACGACCGTGCCGGCCAGCAACCCGACCGGTGGTGGCGTGCTGTTCGTGGAGGCCGGCGCCCTGAAATTCCGGGGCAGCGGCGGCACGGTGACCACGATCGGCCCCGCATAACCCCCGCTCTGACCTGCGCATCACCTGTCCGTTCAGCGGCGCCGGACCGTCATGGCCGGCGCCGCTGCTGTTTCCCGACATGGGAGTGACCGTCATGGCCCGACCTGGACCTGGCCAGCTTGCCCGCAAGCTGGGCCACACCGCCAACGCCGAATGGACCGAAGTCGCCAACCGGCCCTTCGAGGGGGTATCGCCGGATCTGCCGAAGCTGCCGAACCGTGCCCGCTACCACCCGCTGGTCGCGACGTGGTGGGACATGGTGCGGCAGATGCCGCACTGCAAGAACTGGACCCCCACCGACTGGCAGTACGCGGTCGAGACGGCGCTGCTCAAACACTACTTCTGGACCGATGCCGCAGCCGGCGAGGTGAAGACGACCGCGGCCACCGAGATCCGGCGCCGCGAAGACAACATGGGCACCACCGAGGAAGCGCGCCGCAAGCTGCGCATCCGGTACGTGGACGTACCGGACGACGACGTCGAGGACGAGGATCCCGTCACCGCCGAGGTGCAGCCGGAGGTCGTGCACCAGCGGCGCGCCGGCGGCGCCCGCCCGGTCACCTCGTTGGCGTCCCGCCGTGCTCGCGCGCTCGCCGAGCAGGGCGGGCAGGCCGACACCGCCTGACGCGGAGCGTGGTGATGCCCCGCGATCTGCTGCGCGCACCCGGGCACGACCGGCGGAAAAGCCTCGGGTTTTTGGCGATTGCGTGGATGGAGTATTTCTGCGTCCACGGCCCGGGTCAGGTTGTCGGAATGCCGGTCGAGCACGGCGACGAATACACATTCTTTGTGGTCGACTGCTACGCCCTCGGCGAGGCTCCGTCGAACAATCACATGCTTTACGACAGCGCCTTTTTTTCAAGGCCGAAAGGGTGCGATAAATCGGGTCTGGGTGCCCGACTGGCGCTTTTTGAGGCGTTGGGGCCGTGCCGTTTCGCGGGCTGGGCTAAAGGTGGGGAAGTATTCGAGGACCCATGGGGTCTCGGATTCAGGTACGTCTACGAGCCTGGCGAGCCGATGGGGCGTGCGATCAAGGCGCCGGTGATCCAGTGTATGGCCACTGAGGTGGGCCAGGTCGGCAACGTGTTCGAAACGATCTGGTACAACCTGGGCGGCGCCGACGATTACGCCGACGACGTCCTCCCCCCGCTCATGGGGGTCCCCGGCATCTCCATGAACCAGGAGAAAGTGCTGCTGCCGAAAGGCGGGGAAATTCGCGTCGCAACCGCCAGTTCGGCCGCGAAGGACGGTGGTCGGGAAACCTTTGACCCGCCCCCCGCCAATCGCGGTGGGGGGCGGGTCAGGTAAACACCTGTCGTTGTGTTCGACGAGACTCACCTGTATTTCGTGAGCGAGCTCCAAAAAATGTACAGGACCGTCACCCGTAACCTCCGGAAACGGAAAAAGGTCGACGGTACCTGGTATTTGGAAACGACCACAATGTTTGCGCCAGACCAGGATTCAATGGCGCAGAAAACGTACGAGCAGGCCGAAATGCTCAAGGAGGGCCGGCTGAAGGTCGGCCGCTGGCGTCTGCTCTACGACCACCGCTGGGGCGAGTGCCGCGACCCGCAGAACGTGGAGGAGCTGCGGACCGCGCTGGCCGAGGCGTACGGCGACGCCATGGCGTGGATGGACCTGGAATCGTTGGTCGACGAGTTCCACGACACCCGCAACGAGATCGCCGACTCGCGCCGCTACTTCCTGAACGCGCGCACATCCAGCTCCGACGCCTGGGTGAAGGAGCACGAGTGGGCGGCCTGCAAACGGCCGGCCAGCAGGCCGTTGCAGCCGGGCGACTTCGTGGCGCTCGGTTTCGACGGCTCCCGCCGCGACGATGCCTCCGCCCTGGTCGCGGTGCGGATCTACCCGGGTCAGGTGCGAACCGGTCAGCCGGTGCAGCCGGACATGCACATGGAGCTGCTCGGCTGCTGGGAGAAGCCGGACGACGCCGGCGACGACTGGGTGGTGGACCGGGAAGCGGTGGACGCCGCGGTGTTCCGGGCCATGAAGACCTACCAGGTCGCCGGCTTCTATCTGGACCCCGCCGGGTGGCAGGACTACGCGGACCGGTGGACCAACCAGTGGGGCGAGCAGATGCTGGTGCGGGCCAGCGCGAAAGCTCCGATGGAGTGGTGGACAAACCGGGACCGTCCGATGGTGGCCGCGCTGGAACGGTTCCGCGACGCGATCATCGACCGGGTGGTGGGCTACACGCCGGCCGAGGACCGGGCGCCCGGCTCGGACGAGGCGAAACGGACGCTGACCCTCACCAGGCACGTACTCAATGCGAAAGCCGCAGTTCGGGGCAGGGTGGGCATCGTCATCCAAAAAGATCATCATAAGAGCAAGCGGAAGATCGACGCGGCGATGGCTGCCTGCCTGGCCCTGGAATGTGCGTTCGACGCGCTCGCGCAGAACGTCAAGCCCGAGGTGGACGACCGGTACGTTCCGCGCCGGCTGCACTGAGCCAGCCGCCTTCCGGCTGGCACGGCCCGCACCACACGTCCCCGCACAAGGCCGGCTGCCCGCAGGTGTCACACGGCACCAGCGGGCAGCCGCAGCGCGCGCACACGAACCGCTCCCCCACCCGATCAACTTTGCCAGCCGGGAGGGGTGCACGGTGCCGATCGACGTCCAGCAGGCCGGGAGCCCCGGCTGGTGGCTCCGGCGGATGTTCTTCATGCTGGGCAACCAGAAGCGGCAGACCCGGCTGACCAGGTTGCGTTCCTACCGCCGCGGTGACCCGCCGGCGCCGTCCGGCGCCGAAGGCGCCCGGGAGGTCTACGACGCGTTCGTCCGCAAGGCCCGGCTCAACCTGGCCGAGCTCATCACCTCCGCACTCGGCGACCGGATCCAGCCGACCGGATTCCAAACCGGCGTGGACGACGACGAGACCGGCGACGAAGAGGCCGGGAAGATGTGGCGCCGCGCCGGCATGGACGTCACCAGCGCCAACGTGCACGACATGGTGCTCACCTACGGCGAGACGTACGTCATCGTCGGCCCGCGCAGCCAGCTCACCGGCGCGCCGATCGTCACCGCCGAGGACCCCCGCTTCATCGTGGGTGACCCGGACCCCGCCGAGCCGATGATGCTGCGGGCCGCCCTGAAAGTCGTGTACGACGACACCACCGACGAGGACCGGGCGTACCTGTACCTGCCCGGACAGATCTGGGTGGCCAGGAACACCAAGACGCAGCGGGCCGCCAACAGCTTGCAGGCCGGCACCGCCCGGGCGCCGGTGATGCACCTGGACCCCAACACGTGGGAGTGGGACACCGAACGCTCCGGGCCGGTGCCGTCGGGTCGGATGCCCGTCGTCCGCTTCACCAACAAGGACGAAATGGGGGAATTCGAGCCACACACGGACACGCTGGACCGGATCAACCACCAGATCCTGCAATCGATGGTCATCGCCACCATGCAGGCGTTCCGCGTGCGTGCGGTGAAAAACCTGCCCGAGAAGGACCCGAACACGGGCAAGACCATCGACTACTCCGACCTGCTCAGCCTCGACCCCGGATCGGTGTGGCAGCTCCCCAAGGACGTCGACCTGTGGGAATCGGAAACCACCGACCTGCGCCCGCTGCTCGAAGCCATCAAAGACGACCTGGAACGGCTGGCGGCGGCCACGAAGACCCCGCTGCACATGCTCGCCGCCGGCGGCGTCAACCAGAGCGCCGAGGGCGCGCAGTTGCAGCGCGAACACCTCGTGTTCAAGGCCGAAGACCGGATCGCCCGGTGGCGGCCGGCATGGAACCAGGTGGCCAGCCTGATGCTGCTGGTGATGGACGACCCGCAGCGCGCCGACCTGGCCGCCCTGTGGACGATCTTCGCGCCGCCGGAGCGGCTGTCCCTCGCGGAGCGCGCCGACGCGGCCAGCAAGGCGGCAGCCGACCTGTCACTGAAGACCCGCCTGATCAAGATCTGGCAGATGACGCCGGCGGATGCGGAACGCAACCTCAGCGAGAAGGAGGACGAACTGGTGCTGCAAGCCCAACTCGTCGCCGCCACCGCGGCCGGCCCGCAGCCGGTCGGCGCCCGCCAGCCCGCCGGCCAGGCCGCACCCGCTTCGGGTCAGGGCGGCACGCCGGCCCCGGCCGGAGGTGCACCGGCGTGAGGTATCGCAAGAAGCCCGTCGAGATCGACGCCGTACCCGTCCGCGACCTGGTTCAGGCCGCCGGCGACGACTGGGCCGCCCTGCCGCGGTGGGTCACCGACGCCTACGACGCCGGCCACCTGACGGTCGACCCGGACGGGGTGCACATCCAGACCCTGGAAGGCCGCATGCGCGGCGACCTGGCCGACATGCTGGTCCGCGGCACCCGCGGCGAGCTGTACCCCTGCAAGCCCGAACCGTTCGCCGACTCGTACGAGCCGGCCGCCGAGGCAGGAGCCTGATGGACGCCGCCGACATCAACAACCGGTTCGCCTACCACGGCCAGGGCGACCCGGACCGGGCCAGCAAGCACACGGTGATCCGCAGCAACTGCCGGGTGCTCGCCGACTTCTTCAACGAGACGCTGCCGGAGGGCCGGGAGAAGAGCCTGGCCGTCACCCGGGTCGAAGAGGCGATGTTCTGGGCGAACGCGGCCGTGGCCCGGCCGCCGCTGGAAACCGCCGCGCCGTGATATCGCTCATCCCGTGGCGGGTGCGGCTGCTCGCGCTGCGTGCCGCGGTGCAGCAGGCCATCACCGGCCGGCACGTCTACCTGTCGACAGGCTGCCTGGCCGGCGAGCACGAGTGGTGCCAGTCGATGGTCGGCCTGAACGGCAAGAAGAACGGCGGCCGGTCGAAGTTCTCCAACGCGCCGTGCATCTGCCGGTGCCACCGGTGAAACCGGTGGACCGGCAGACCCTGATCGTGGTCGGTGCGGTCACCCTGTTCTTTCTCGCCTGCGGCGCCGTCGCGATCTATGTGAACTGGCGGGTCAGCAACGGAAAGTGATACTGGCCGTGGCACATCGTGGGACACGGCGGCGTTTCCGCAGGCCACGGCAGGGTTCCTGTTTTGGGACCTGAAATGAGTCACCGGGGGTGATCGGGTGACGGTCACCGCGCAGCCCGCCGCGGGAGTGTCCGCGGCCGAGCTCACCGCCTACCTGGCGTTGGTGCAGGCACAGGCCGCCGCCCGGCAGCAGCTCACCCAGGCCGCGGTCGACGCTGTCATCGCCATGCTCGACCAGTTCACCGGCTGGTGGGATTCGGACGCGATCACCGACCTCACCCGGGACATCCTGCGGCAGGTGCAGCCGGCGCAGACCCGGGCCGCGCGGCTCACCGACGCGTACGTGGCCCGGGCCGTGTCCCGCAGCCGAGGCCGGACGGTCCGGCCGGTCGGGGCGGTCGACGTGACCAAGCTGCGCCGGCAACTCCCCCAGGACCTGATCGAGATCATCGCTCAGGACGACTTCGAAGTGCCGGTGCTGGAGATCGGGGACACGTTCGACGGGCCCAACGACGAGGTCGACGGGGAGCTGGAGGACCTGCTGTCGCTGGTCGACACCCCACCGGAATGGCGGGAGCCGGCCGACGTGTACGGGCGGATCGCCGACCAGTACCGGTGGGAGCAGATCGCCAACGGCGCCACCCCCGACAAGGCCTTGGCCAAGGCGAAGATCCGGGCGGAGCAGGCCATCGACACCGACGTGTCCCTGGCCGTGCGGGAGCAGGAGACACACACCGCGAAACGGCTCGGTGTGAAGCTGTACCGGCGGATCCTGCATCCCGAGCTGGCCGAAAGCGGCCTGAGCTGCGGTCTGTGCATCGTCGCCGCGGACCGGGTGTATTCGGTCGACAAGTTCAAGCGGGAACTGCATGCGCGCTGCCACTGCGAGATGCTGCCGATCGAGGACGGCAAGGACCCGGGGATCTCGCTGAACGCCGACGACCTGGAAAGCCTGTACAAGGCGGCCGGCCGGGCAGTCGGCAAAGACCAGGAGACCGGCGGCGGCGCGAGGCAGCTCGGCGCGCTCAAACGCGTCCGGGTGGCCATCACCGAGCACGGCGAGTTGGGCCCGGTCCTGGTGAAGATTGGCACCACGGGCGAAGGGAAGCTGATCACCGGTGATGCGAGCACGGCTCGGGTCGGCCGGTTCCGGAGCCGGTCACCGAGCGAAGAGCTCGGTTTCCGGTCGGTCAAGGACTACGCGAAGACCCAGTCGACATCGCCGAAAGTCCGCGCGCAGTACCAACTCCCCCGCATGATCGAGTCGCTGGCCCGGCTGGAAGCCCGCAAGGCCGACGGGGACGACACGGTCGACGCACCGATCGCGTTTCACCGTCGCCGGATCGCGGAGCTCCGCCGGATCGCCGGCTGACGACAGAGCTGGGGTGGGCCGGGCACGCTGCGGGTGGCACGTGCCTGGCCCGCCCTTTCCACCGCGGGGGGCGGCTGTGCTGGCTGAGGAATACGAGCTGGGTGACGACGTCGAGGACAGCGAGGCCTGCGGCTGCCTGGTGAAGACCGTGCAGATCGACGGCCGGGACGTGCAGGTGCACCACTTCCTGCCCGACGACTTCGCGCCGCACGTGCCCGAGTCGGAATGCGGTTGCGGTCCGGTCCTGCACCAGCGGGCCGAGATGCTCGTGTACGAGCACATCGACCAGGACGACCTGCCGTAGCACTGACCGGGGGTGCCGCGTGCGTCGTGCCCGCACGATCGTCGCCTGGGTGCTGCTGGTCGGCTCGGTGATCGGGTGGCCGGTCAGCGCGGTCACCGTCGCCCGCGACGAACCGGCGTTCATCCTCGGCCTGTCGTGGCTGGCCATCATCGTCAGCTCCGCTGAGCTGCTCACCGCCAGCCAGGTCCACGAAGAGCAAGGCAAAACCGATCGGGGGTGACACCTCGATGGACCGTCCGCGCCGGCTGCTCACCCAGAACCGCGAGCTGAAACGCGAAGGCATCTGGAACTGGACGCTTCCCGCGTGGGCGGGCCGGCTGCCCGACGGTCGCACCTACAACACGTGCCCGGCCGCCTCGGTGTGCACCCGCGCCTGCTACGCGTTGAACGGCACCTACCGGTTTCCCGCGGTGAAGGCCCGGCATCAGGCCAACCTGATGTACGTGCTCGACGACCCGGACGGCTGGGAATCCCACATGTTCGGGGAGCTGCTGCACAAGCGGCACTCCGGCGGGTGGGTGCGGATCCACGACGCCGGCGATTTTTTCAGCGATGACTACCTGACCCGCTGGCTGCGCCTCATCCGGTCGGTGGGCGACGTGAACTTCTACGCCTACACCAAGGAAGTTAGCCGGTTCCGGCGCCTGGTCGAGCGCGACGCGCCGGCCAACTTCCGGTGGGTGTTCTCGTTCGGCGGGCGGGAAGACCATCTGTTGGACCCGGAGCGGGACCGGGTGGCCGACGTGTTTCCCGACCAGGACGCGATGGACGCGGCGGGCTACACCAGCCAGGACGCCAGTGACCTGCTCGCCGTGCTCGGCCCGCCCAAGGTGGGCATCCCGGCCAACAACATTCCCGCGTTCCGCAAGCGCATGGCCGGCCGCACCTTCCGGCAGTGGCAGCAGCAGGAAGACCAGGAGCGGCAGGCGCGCCGCCGGCGAGCTCCTGCCACCTGAAACCCGAATCATCCTCAGACAAACCCGGACGTCTTGCGCGGCCGGGTTTTTTCGTGCCCGCCACGGGCCCGGAATCCATCAGACCCCGTCAAGGGAGAAGCACGATGACGCAGCCCGCGCCGGCGCCTGCACCGGCCCCGCCCACCCCGCCGGCCCCCGCTCCGGCGCC